AGTTTTCCTTGCTTACTGAATCCTGCATCCTTATCCTTATCTTGAGCAATCTTTGATGCTTCATACTCAGCGATGATACGTGCCTTAAGTTCAGCAAGAGGATCAAGATCTTTAGCAGTAACTTCTACTTGCTCAGGGTTGATATAGATATGTGGATTACCGAGTGTAACTTGTTGCTTCAAGTAAGCTGCTTTATCTGGATCATCAGTTACATACCTACCTCCGGTAAAGGCTGCAATTGATCCATCGGGAAAGATAAAATTAGAGTTAGGAATACGACAATAAAAAACTTTGTAAATTTTTTCTTCTGTTGCAGAACTCTCAGACATTGTAAAACTCTCCTATGCTTAAATGTTACTACTGGTTGTGGGTACTAGCCTGTTACAAGAATAAAACCCTGTTTAAAGATTGTTCCTGCTGCAGCTGGGATTGCTGCTGACAAAACTTTTCCATACGGAGTTACTGCACCTGTTACATTATAAACAACTGAATTCACTGTAATGGATGTAATTACAGTAGGAAGCGAAAACGTAATATCTCCATTAGAAGCAGTAGAAATAAGCATAGGTGCTTGATAATTACTACCTTGCCTAGAAATAGCATTTACTTCTGCTGCAGTAAGACCAGTAATAATTCCACTTCCATCAGGAGTCTTAACACCAGAAGTAGCAAATGTAATGCTACTTACATTAGATGGTACTTTAATAGATGCCATTGTATATCCTTATAAAACGAGGGCTAGAAGATTTTGTCAACTAGCCCTCTGCGTATTAAACTAAGTCTTTTAAACTTAGATTAACCAGCCGCTCCAGCAGTAAGACCGAAGATAACAGCGTTAGCAGGTGGATTACGAACTACAGCGGTAAGCTCAGTAGTAAGAGTTCCTCCCACAGCATCAATTCCATTGTCATTAGCCTCATTACCATCTTGGTTAAATTCTTTGTTCTGAGTTTTACGATCACCAAGATAGGCAACCGTAAAGCTGCTCAGATCAACAGCTACAGCCATCTTCTGCCAGCTAGTATTACTGTTGAAGAGCGGATGCTCAATAACACGGAAAGTACCACGAGAAGTCTTGAAGGTAGAAAATTGCAGACCCCAGTTAGTCTGACCATCAACCATTTGATAAATACCATTCAAACGACCGATAGCAGTAAGAACTCGCTTGGCTGCTCCACCAACAAACAGCACGCGTTCATTAGCAACTTTAGGATCAGTAGTTTGGTTAAAACACGGATCAATAGCTGCTTCAAGCTGCGTAAAGTTAGTAGTACTACCCGCCGTAGTTACATTTGTACTGGAAACATAAGAAGGATAGTAAGCCAAATTACCAATGATATTAAGCAAACCATCCAGAGTACGGAATGCTTGTCCGTTACGAGTACCCTGCGATTTCTGACCGAAGAACAGCGCTTTCTCAATATCAGCTGCGTGGAAAGCTGCGCAGTCTTGACGAGACTCAGCGATATTAGTATCGCCAGCGATCATCTGAGTTGCACGAATCGTATCGCTGATAGCCCAAGTATTACGGAAAATTTGAGTGTAGTTAGTAATACGAACCGGGTTGATGATAAGGCTATTAGGACGCAGCGATGCTTCTTCAAATGCATTACCAACCTGATAAGCATACACACTGGCGCCGATAGAAGCAGCTGCAACAGTACCAGTTCCACGAGTAACACTTACCTGCGTATTGGAAATAACTGCATTGATAATAACATTCTCACCAGTAGAGTCGATGCGATGAATCTGACCAGGAAGAAGTTGTGCAGTACTAACTACAGTAAAAGTAGTATCAGATGCAGTTTGACCAGAAGCAGAAACCTGAAACTGAGGAAACAACATAGTCTTAGTGAAAAATCCGTGTTCAGTCTGAACAGCAGTATCAGATTGAAGCATAGAAGTAAGACCGAAGAGAGGAGCTTGACCATTCGGCATAAGCCGAGTAATCATTCCTGCAAACGATTTCTTTGCAAGGTCTTGGGTCAGTTGGGTAGTGGTAAAAAGTCCGACACTCATTTAGATTTCCTTGTGTAAATAAATTAATAATGTAACTAACTCTTACGGAGCCAAACCATCCATAGTAATCACCGGCGAGAACGTAATTGCAACAGGAGTAGCAGCAGTTGCATTAGCGTTGCCAGACATAGTGAGAGTTCCAGCGCCTTGGTTAATAGCAAGAATAGTAGTACCTTGCAGACCGTTCACAGAGTTAGTAACAATCATGCCTGGACTCAAAAGAGACAACTGAGCAGCAGTAAGTCCAGTAATAGTTGCACTAGCGTTGGTAGTGTAAGCTGCAAACGTCTGTGCAGGAGTTCCATTGTTGATAGTAACAAGAAACTCTTTCCAGCTGTTAGAAGCAATTGCTCCTCGGTTAACAGTGCAACCAGTATTAGCAGTAACAGTTACAGTACCAGTTTGAGCGGTAGTAATAATTGCACGCCACCGGAACGTAGTACCGTTTTGCAGATTATTAAGACCAAGACCAGCCATCAAACCTGCAATAATGTTAGCGGCTGAATCCAAAGTCCAAGTAACTGCACCTCCTGGGTTAGCAAGATAAGTACCTTGAGCAAGCATAGCAGCGGTAAGAGTTACAGCAGTAGTAGACGAAGTTGCAGGAATAATCTCAGCTCCAGCAAGCAAATCACCTTGCTGAATTTGACGCTGCATACCTCCATCAAAAATAACAGATTTAGCGATACTCATATATCATGTTCCTTAATGATTAAGAGAAAAACTTAGTCCAATCGGTTTCAGTAGACTTCTGCGATTTCGTTAGATCCTCTTTAGGCGGACTGAATACAGGTCCAACCTGCTCAAGATAAGACTTAACAAAGCTAGTAAGTTCTGACTGAGAAGCATTAGGAAATTTAAGTGCAGCTTGAGCTTCAAGAGCACTAATAATTGGTTGAATTGCTGGATTGGAGAACATCGGATTTTCTGCTCGGAGAGTATCTGAGAGATTTTGCTTCTTGATAAGAGATGGCAACTTAGCGTCATATGTAATTTGCGCTTTCTTAAGTGCTTCTTCTACAATCCTAGTTGTAGCAAGAGCACTGTTAGCATATACAGCTTGTGCTACTGAATTCATCGCTCCTGTAAATGCAGCAACAGCATTTTGTCCACCACCAGCAATAGCTTCCATCTGCTCATTAGTAATGACTTTAGCAAAATCCGTCTTTCTAGCCGCTTCCATAAGTTTAGCCGGATCAACATTTGGAAACAGCTGTTCAGGTGCTTGACCTTCTACAGGTTTCCAGAGATCAGCGAATGCATCGAGAGGACTAGTTTCAGGTTGCTGTTGCGATTGTATAACCGTTCCAGCAGGTACAGTAGAATTATCAGGATCAACTGTACCGCTATTAGGCGGAATATTACCAGGAGGTTGTGGTTGTTCAGGTTGTGCAGGATTACCACCAAAAGCGCTAAACACACTATCAAAAATTCCCATTTATAAATCCTTGTTTGTGTAAATTGTAACTACTGATTGGTTGAGACTAGGTATAACCTAATTAAAAATGTGATTCTTCGTTACTGTTTTGTATTTCTGTATTTTCCTCCGGATGAAGTGAATCCGCAATTAGGTATTGCAGAATATTGATTTGACCCTGAAGCTCTGCCTCTCGCTGAATAAATACAGAAGGATTAGCTGGATCAAAAGTAAGAGATATTTTTTCAAGAGCCGCTTCAGCTATAAGACTCTGAATAACGTACCGTTGAAAAATATTGAAGGTCATTCCTGCTCTAAATTCTTCAGGAGTAAGCTTCCAGGAAGTAAATGCATTAGGTTGTATTTGTGCCATGGTTAATCTACAATTACCCAATCTTCAGCAAGAGCATCTGTTTGAGAACACAACCAAGGAACAATTTTATTATCAGCAGTTCTCATAGCAATATAAGCATGATGATTAAGTTCAGCGCCTTCTGGATAAATACCAAGCAGAGGAGGTCTATCTACAGTAAGGGTAAATCCAGGAATTAGAAAAAGAAACCTACCTTTTCCAGTCCAATTACTTCTTGCAACTTTCTTACCCACTTTTAGAGCTACAAGAGCGTCACCAAAAGTCATACTTGATAAAGGTTTATAAGCCCTATCTGCCTGTTCCTTAGGAGACCAAGAGATATAACCAGGGTGTTTAGGATGGTTTGGCTTACCTCCATCTAGGTACTCAACTAAATAGCCTAAATCAGATCCACATTCATCTTCAGGAATAGCCCAACCTCTATAATCGTTATATTCCCCTCTAGTCATTGGAAATAATTTTACTAATTTAGTTCCAATATAGGTTTGCATAAGTTCAGAGATATTTTGCTGAGTCATTGCTATTTCCTTTAGGTTGTGGTGTAAAAAATAATGTTACTAGGTACCGCTACGTTCGCTTGCTTGGTGGTGCTTCGCTTTTGGTAGCTTACTTCGCTTACCTCTCCATGTAAAGACACGCTTCGCTCTTCGGTCTTTACATGAAGCCTCTGTAAGCTCGTGAGCACCAAAACCGCCGCCACCCCCAGCGCTGCGCTCTCTACGCTAGCTGCCTCTATTATCAGTTATATTGTTAGTAATGTTATTTACATGACCAGCAACTTGCTGTACAGGAGGCGCCATGACTTGCGAAGCTGTTGCAGGATTAGATTGCGCTGGATCATATCCATAATCTGCAGGTTTTGGTTGCGGAGGAAGCGATTTAAGATCACCGCCTTTTTCTACAGTCATTTGCGCTAAAGCATTCCAAGACTGCATAGCCTGCTCATAAGCAATTTGTTGTGCAGACTTCTCGAAAGGCGCAAGATCGGCTCCCTGAGTTTTCATAAGATACGAGAACATGGGGCCAATATTGTATCCAGACTGAATCTGTGGACTCGATCCAATTACTTGCAAAGCTGTCTGGAAAGCGTCTCCGTCTATAAGTTTATCTACAGGAGTCAAACCGTCCGACATCTTGAAACTCATCACAGTTTTGCGCAAAGTTACAGGATCAATTTTAACCTGTCGCTGCTGCGATGGAGAGAACAATTGAGTACCAGTTTGATACTGAAGAATATTAAGTTTAAGAATTTCTTTAAGCGGGGTAAGAACCTGACACTCGGTGGTCAGCGCGACTTTCTGGTCGTTACCATTCGCATGTGACATAACATCAGCGTACTCATGCAGTGTTTTATTTCCCTTAACAAATTGACCTTGTTTAACTTGGTTCTGACCGGTGAGAGTATAAGCGAATTGCTGTAATGCTTGAATCTCCTGCATAGCAATCTGCGCTTGATCATCTCTGAAAGGAAATGGAAATACTGCTTCGCCTACAGGTTTACCATAAGCGGAAGGTCTAATAGGAATCTTAGCTGATGGGTTAGGACTGTTTATGTGTTCTGCAGCAATACGAGACGGGTCATAAAGAACACGATCACTAATAGCGCGACGGCGAGATGCAATCCAAGAATTTGCCAAGGCTGAAGACAAATCTTGCATAGGCGACACGTCAGAAGCAAGTGATTTAGTTTGGTAAGATAAGCCGTCCTCATACGGTTGACCGAACAGAATAGGCAGGAAACCATGCGCATTAGTTTGTCTTTCAGCATAAATAATTACCTGATGATTGACGATAATGAATTTCCATATCTGTGGTGTATTTGCGCTTGGAACTCGAAGATTGAAATCGGAGGGAAGAATCTTTGCATACAGAGTAGTTACTTCATACAGATTTTTATATTGAATTCCTCCCATAGGACCAGATATACCTGCCCAAGCAAGCCAGTCAGTAGTGGCCCTAGGATTCTTCTGAATAAGTGCTTGCGGATTAAGTTGGGGTATAAAGAAAGATTCAATACCGCCTGTGCTCATTCCTCCCACAACAGACGCGATTCCTGATTCAAAAGCTGGAATAATATTCTGAATGATTTTATCTGGAAGCTTAGCAATAAATGCTTTAAGTGCTATACGAGAGTATAGTTCTGTGTAACCTGCGAATTCACCCTTCTTATGTACTTCAGAGGGCCGCACTCTTGTATCGAAGAAGGTGTTGTAGAGATCGAGATTCTTAAGTGTATTACCTGACCAGATAATTTCTTTCTGCTTAGCTTGAGTATTGGAAAAAGTTACATCAGTTTCTAATGCAGCTGTAACTTCTTCACTCCAAGCAACTTCGATAGCTTGCAGATTGTACTTGAAGCCATTACGGAAAAACTGCATTAGTTCACCGATCCAGCCGCCTCGAATACTTTGATCCTCGATAATAGTGTTCATTTGCACTGCCTGATCTTCATTCTCAGGCGTAGATACTACTGCAAAGATAGGAACACCAGTAAGGAATACTGAAGTTTGATAGGTAACTGCTGCTTCCACAAGAGGCTTAACTACAGGAATACGAAGATTCTGGTAACGTGTAGAGTCTCCGTAGCGATTAGCAATCTTAGCTGATTGATGCTCAACTGTCCAATCCTGCTCTCGAATATAAGCAAGATCGATTTGACGAAATTGCTCTCTGATATTCCATTGTTGATTTAGCAGCGAATAGCATTGGCGATGAAAAGCTAGTATTCCCTCCTGCGCTGCTTTAGGAAGAATCATTGGTGTAGTTGCTGTTGGCATGTAGGCTGCGCCCTAGACTAGTTTTATATATGAAGCGGCCGAAGGCTGCTGCTACAGAATTGATCTACCTAGATAGCTACAAATAATAGCTAGTGTCTTAATTGCATCCTGTGCTTG